CGATTCAACCCTAAGGCCAGTTTGCTCTGAGAAGCGGTTGAGTATGTCAGAGATCGCCCCGGCAGTTGTGTCTTTCAGAAGGTTTAATTCTTCCAGGGTTAAATCATTGGCAGTCTTAAGGGTGTGGTCGGTGGGTTCGGTGTTCATGGGTTTAGTGGGTTCGGTGTTCATCGGAAACCGGGAATGGGTGACCGCCGCCGGGGTGGTGGGGGCTCCGGCTGCCGTTGCGGTAGGCCGTGGCCATAGGTGGCGGTGCTCACCCGCATCGGGCCGCCGGGGCCGTAGCCAAGCTCTGCAGCAAACAGGCGGTGCAGCGGGTAACCCACGGCATCATTGGGATGGTCGTAGCCAGTCTTTTTGTCCGGTTCGCCTTGCTCGTTGTAGGGCTGTCGCTCCAGGGCTTCGATCAGTCGTGGGCACTCTGGGCTGATCCAGAATCGCGTTTCCCCCTTGGCGTTCAGCAGCAGGGCCTGCACCACGTTCACCCGATCGCGTACCGGGGGATTGGCATCAGGGGCGTAGTTGGCAAAGCGGTAGGACTTCAGGATCCCGATGTCCGACAGGCTGGCATTGGTGCTGCGGTTGGCGCCGCTGGCATCGGGATAGGCCCAGATCGAACGCTCAGGGAATTGCTGGCGGACCTTCCGGCACAGGTCATCGGTGTCATGGGCGCCCATGATCTCGGCGAAAGCGTGGGCAATACCCTTGCGGACCACTAGCAGGATGCCCGACATGTTGCCTACGTTGAAGTCAATGCCGATCAGGATCTGATCAGTGATCTGTAGACCATCGGGTAGCGGCTTGACGTGATAATCACGGTTGAAGCGGTCGTAAACCTGGCCACTCTTCAGGTTGATGTAGATGCCCTCCATGTAGGCCTTGAGCATGTTGCTGGTGTATCGGGTGCGCAGGTTGTCCAGGTAAGACTCGGGCAGATGCGGGTTGTCCTGGGTGCGCATCCTGATCAGCCTCTTGCCAGGATCGGCCTGAGCTTCAACGGTGCCAAAGGTCTTGTAATGCCAGACGAATCCTTCGGGGGTGGAGAGGAAGACAAGCTGGCTGACATGGCCAACCCGGATCCGGCCGAGGATCTTCTCGTAGCCCCGTGCGGCAATCTGCTCCTGAACGGTGTCCACCTCGTCAACAAGGGCCCATGCCCAGTCGGGGCCAACGATGCGTTTGAAGTTCTCGAAGCTGCGGGCTAGTACGGGCGTATCACCATCGGGCAGGTGGAGGATGTGCTCGGGTAGTGGTGATGCGCGGAAGGTGTAGGGGATGCTGTAGTGATCAAGGAAGGCATCAAACTTCCTGATCCAGATGTCCCGCAACATGGGACCGGTAGGCTCCAGCACGCAGCCGATGAAGCCCTGGTTCAGTACCGCAAGCTGAAAGGCTTTGGCACACGCGCCAAGAGTCTTGCCTGCTCCGTAGCCAGCGGCAACACCGATCTCGCGGGTGGTGGTGTCGTCGAATAGCTGCACCTGGCCGCCGTGGAGGTCGTCGCGGATACTTGCGAGGGTGGCGGGGATGTCAAGGCACATGTGCGCCGCTGCGGTGCTTTCCAGCTCCAGTAGGGCGAGGCGCGAGGAGGGGTCAGGGGCGCGGATGGGGGTCATGCGACTAGGGCCTCCAGCAGGCTGCGCTGTTCGCTGCCAATGCACGCAGGCGATAGCCACAGCCGCTCCCGGCGGCCGTTTAGCCCGTTGGTGCTGTAGCCGGCTCCTCCTCCTGCCTTCCCCTCGGTGACGGTCCACCCGTGGGCCAGCAGTGCATCGTGCTCGGTGTCGTAGCCGCAGAGAATCACGCGCAGCTCACGCGGCGCCGTGGCACACCATTCGCGCACGGCCAGGCCCACATCGGCATCCACGTGGGCGTAGAGGTCGCCGGAGGTGGCATAAGGCGGATCCAGGAAGATCGCCCGCGTGCCATCGCCGCCGGTGCCGCTGCGGGTGACAGATGGCTTCACCACCCGCTCCCATGATCCGCAGGTGATGCGGACCCGGCGGAGACGATCAGCGAGCTGCCCCATGTACGCCTGAAGCTGGTCCCGCCCTGCATCCCCCAGGTGGGGCAGCTCACGGTTCACGCCCCGCCCTGCATCCCCAAGGTGCGGCAGCTTGCGGAGATGGCCATCCACCGCCCGCCACGGACCAGGGCCAAACGGATCGCCGATACCGCAGGCCACCACATAGAGCCACCACCCGGCCGCTTTGGCGTCGTGCGCCTCGGGGTCACCCTCAAGCCATGCCACCAGGTCGGGTGTGCGGCGCTGCTGCAGCCAGGCCAGCCGGGCGTGATAGTCGATCTCAGCCACGGGCCCCCATGCGTGTCGGGCCACCTCAACAGGGCTGAGCTGAATGGCACGCCAGGTGTTTACCAGCCAGCCATCCGCATCGTTCAGGGTCTCAACCCGGCGGCTGGTGAATGCAGGCCGGGCCAGCAACACTGCAGCCGATCCGGCAAACGGCTCGACATAGCCAGCGGGATCGCCGAGGGCTTGCCAGATGCGGGCAGCTGCGCGTCGTTTGCCGCCAAAGTAAGGGAAGGGGGCGGCGAGCGTCATCCCACCGGCCCCACTCGATACACCGCCCAATAGGCGCCGGGCCCTGGGTGGTCCGTAACCTCAAGCAACTGGTGCTCACGTAATGCCGCAATCCGCCTGCTCACAGTGGACTGCGAACACTGCCACCGGGTCATCATCTCGGCAGTGGTGATCTCCGGGACAATGCCTGCCCGGATGCGCATATCCAGCCATTCGGCCAGCTCAAGGCAATCCAGTAGGGTGCTTTCACTCACATAGGGCCGTCGTGCCAGCAGGGTGCGGACGAGATCGGTCACGGCTCGCCCTCCACAGCTTGCGGAAGTGGCTCCATCCAAATGTCAGGTAGCCATTGCCAGTCGATACCAAGCCGGACGTTCTTTCCCGCTACTTCGTGCAAGGTGTCATTTGTGGTCCAGTGTCTGCCTAAATGAAGTGGCCACCACTTGACTTTTTGCCCGATCAACTTGCGGGCTTGGGCAGCTTTTGTGATCCGAGTTGCGTGGTCGTTCATCCTTCCCCCTCATCCGCCGGAGGCGTCCCGAGGCCACGGGCCTGGATCTGCAGTAGCACCCGCCGCTCATCGTCTGGGGTGAGCCCAGCAGAGGCAAGGGCATCCATCACGGTGGCGACGGTCTTGCGCTCTACGCGGCGATCGGCGGCAGCATCCGAGAAGTGATCACGCAGCCTGGGGTGATGCGTCAGGAGCCAAGATGCAGCCCAAGCGTTTGGCGGGTTGTCTTTCGAGCCCGATGCTGCTGTGCGAAGCCCGCCTAAAAGGTTTTTGCACTCTTCCGCATCAGCTAGAAAGATGGCAGCCCGAAACTTGTATTCAAGGCTGCCTTCGCCTTTGCTATCAGCGTTCCTGATCCAGGTGTGTGCGGTTGTTCGGCCAATGCCAAGCCGATCCGCGATCAGGGCGACAGGGAGGCCGTGAGCCGCTTCGATGCGTGCCGCTTTCACCAGTTCGGTGGTGAGCTTGGTTGGGCGTCCACCGGCTGACACAGGAGATAACGCAGCGTTGCGGTCGCGCATAGTCTAAGCCATTACTGCCGTTTGGGAACAGCAACGGCTAACCGCGCGATGAAGTGACCGTCACATCCCCGTTGTATCTTCCAACGTCGGCATAGGACGCCAGTGGGGTGGAGTCCATGCGCATGAACTTCATCTGCCCGATCCTGAGGCCTGGGTAGATGCCAACCCAGTGGAGCTGGCGAACGTTTTTCAGCTCCAGGGTGAGGCGTGAGCCGTTCCAGCCGGGGTCGCACCATCCGGCTAGCAAGTGCTGTAGGCCTTCGCGGGCGCGGGAGGACTTGAGGACAAACTGAGCGGCGATGCACTTAGGCAGGTTGAAGATGGGCTCCCCCTCTGCAAGCAGGAACTGCCCAGGCACCATGCGGTAGGGGTCGTCGGCTGTGTGGTGAGCCATGCAGTAGGGCACAAGGCCAGGCCCCTCGCTGGACTCAATCAGGATGTTCGAGCCCAGCCGCAGGTCCAGGCTTGCAGGGTTGACAAGGGCGGGGTCAAAGGGGGCGACCATGCCGGCTTCGCATAGGGCACGGATCTGGAAGTCAGCGAGGATCATCGGGGTTCGTAGATGGTGCGGGCTTGGTGCTGGGCGATCTGGCGAAGGTCCGTCCAAAACGGTGCTTCGTGGTCTGGGGGCAGGATCAGTGCCTCGGGGGCGCCGGAGGTGTTGCGCACCTTAAGGATGCGGAGGCCCCAGCCGGGTCGCTTGGAGGTGGTCATAGCGTGCGGTCTGGCTCGGTAAGAACTTCCCACCCGTGAGAGCGAACGCCTAAAGGATGGTTCTTGAGTGATCGCCCGTGCCAGCGGATCCGCCCAGATTTGCGCATGGCTTGCATCCGTGCGTCAACGGTCCGCCACTTGCCGCCAGCCAGATCAATCAGTGCTTGGTTGTTGGTTGCATGGCCGCAGGAGGACCGCAGAAAAGTGCAGATGGCGTCGTCGAGGATGGTGTGGTCAATCATGTGCCCCCTCCTGCACGGTTTGCACGGTTCCCTCTAGCTCGGCAGCCATCCGATTCAGCAGCTCGGGGCGCACTGCGCCGAATGACTCGGGATCGCCGTGGGCGGCTGCCAGGTGGCGGAGAACGGCGGCAATAGCCCTTCGGTGGTGACTGGTGGGGCGGAACGCATCCAGAACCCCCTGCGCGTCGAGGCTAAGGGGCCTAGCCTCAGTAGCGACGGAGGCCGGTTCCCTGCTCTCGGGCACAGCCGGTCCATCGGTCTTCCAGGGCAGCCCTGACTGCGGCGCCGGGATCGGCCGCCAGGGGCCGTTCTGGTGGTCGGCGCCCTGCCATTCGTTGTCCCGCTGGCGGATGTAGCGGGGGAGGTCGGGGAGGCATTCAGTCATTGGATTCCTCAAGGGGTGGGGTGAGGGTGCTCATCGGGTGTAAGCGCAAGGTGCCCAGTAGCCGGGGAGAGATCCAGATCGGGCTGGGATCCATACCCAGCGAGGCAACTGGATTGGTGTTGCCGCTGCTGTGGCTTGGTAGGTGTTTTGCTGGCTCACGCCTCCCCCTCCCCGGGCTGGGGCATCGGGATGGCGTGGGCGGGGAGCCAGTGGCTGTGGTAAGGCTTCATGTGGCCCCTCCAGATCAGAGTCCAATTCGGGAATGGTGTAGCCGACCGTGGCGTGAAGGCCCAACACCTCCCCTCCGCATCGCAATCCCCTCCCCCCGGCAGCCGCTCACTCACCGCCACCGGCACCACCACCGGGGCGGGGGCGGCAAGCTGCTGGAGCAGGGTGGCAATGCGAAGAAATCGTTTTGCCCATTGCGTTTGCGCGGCTGGGTGAATGGCGACCTGGCTCCTCATCCACGCCACCAACCCCTCCACCTCCCCCACCTCCGGCGCTGGCGGGATGGGCTCCACGCAAGAGCAAGCCCCAGGAGCTGGGCAGCCCCGTGGCTCGATCGCAACTGGCTGGCCTGGAGGATGATCCCGCAGCCAAGCGGCGGCTTGCTCGGCTAACTGCCGCACCTGGGCAACGGTCTGCTGTCCGATGCAGTCACCCAACCGGGTCACTTTCTCCAGCAGGGGGCGGGCGGCAAGGGACTCGGCGAGCGTCTCCGGCTCCGGCGCTGGCGGGGCGGCGGGGCAGCCCCAGCGGGCGAAGGCTCGCAGCACGATTCCGGTCAGTTCATCCCTTGATGCACCGTGCCAAAGGGGCAGGCTGTTGATCCATTCGGCAACATCTCGCTCACTCGGCACCTCCCCCGCCGGCTCAGCCGGCTCAGCCGCCAGGGCGGCGCGGGCCTGCCGCCCCAGCTCGTCAAACTCTGCCTGATCCTGTGGCCTTGCCCATTCAGGGAGGGCCAACAGGCCCCACCATGACGACATAGCAGCACACAAGGCGCGAAAGTCACTGTTCACTTTGCTGCCTCCATGGAAAATCGGGTTTGCTGTTGCTCGACACGATGGGCCCAGCTCCACGGGTTGCGGCCGGCATCAATGCCAGCATTAAACACATCGCAGAGCAGTGAATAAATCTCAATCTTCTCTGTAATGTTTAAGTCTAGGTCTAGCTTGCGGGTTTCCACTTGACGATCAAACCACGGCTCAAAGACCGCAAAGTCTCGCCAGTGTTCGTCCACTGCATCACCCTTCCCCCATGGGCTCACCGGCCAACTGTGCTGCTCTGGCCAGGCCTCATCCCAGCCGCAACGGCCAGGGCTCAGTTCGGTGTCGAACTGGCCGCAGCGCAGGAAGATCCCGCCGCGATCGGAGTTCTCCCACCAAAACCGGCCGATTCGGCCGCCGTAGCAGTTGATTTCAATCATGTCGGCCTCCTGAGATCAGCAAGGGCACGGGTGAGATCCATAGATGCGCGGCGGGTGGCGCCTGAAGTTTTGCTGCCGGTGTAGTAGCTGTTGGCGGAATCGGATTGGAGCTCTCTTGCTAGATCCAGGAAGCGCTCAGCTTCGTTTATGGCAGTTTGTAATGTTCGGGCGAAGCGCTCAGCTTCGTTTATGGCAGTTTGTAACGTTCGGGTGGTCATTGGTCGGTCTCCGTAGTGGTGGTTGCTTCAGCTTCGCCAACCGGCCGGCCCCGCAGCCAGTCCTCAACCTCGGCCAGCACGGCTGGCGGGACCAGCCGGCTGCCGATCGGGTGCCAGCGGCCTCGATCCCAGGCCTCCAGCGTGGGCATCCAGGCCGCGCACTGGTCCAACATCTTTCCGTTCTTGCCCCAGCGAGTGAATTGGACCAGCCGCTGCGCGCAAGGAGCAAACGTGGTAACTCTGAAGCCAGGCCTGGCGGTGATCACCAGGCGGCCGGTGCCGGCGGGGCCGTCGTAGAGGGTGTGGGCGATCACCAGGCGGCCGGTGCCGGCGGGGCCGTCGTAGAGGGTGTGGGTGGTCATTGGTCGGCCTCTCGGTTCAGGATGTGCGCCGCCAGTTCCCAGCCATCGGCCTCGCACGGCGTTGCGTCATCAGGCAAGCCAGCGTTGCTGTCCAGCCACGCCGCCACCTCGCGGATTGCGGCGCGGCCATCGCCACCGGCGCGGGCTTCCACCCTCTCCACCAACCCCCCGGCAGGCGCGGCTGGCGGGGCGGGCTGGGGGGCTGGGGGCTGGGCGGCGCCGTGCTGGCGGTCGAGGTTGTAGACGGCGCGGAGGGCAGCGGCAGCCGCGCAATCAATGCCGTGGCCAGCTTTAAGGGCATCTTCGACCGCCTGCGCATAGCAGCGCACCAGCCCATTGTCCGTGGCCACCGGGGCAGCCTCGGGGGTGGGCTGCTGCTGCGCAGCCTCCAGCGCCTCCAGG